AAATAATTGTGTGGGTCTAGAAAACGTGACTTTAAATGAAATAGCATTGTCCAATGTTAATGAACAAAAGGTGATGACAACAAAGGATAATAATTCGGGTATGTCTACGCTGATGATTCCAAAGTGGAAGTTGCCGAAATATATAGTGATAGTGGAGACTCGAACACTAGATAGTTACAATTATCCTAAAATGGATTTCATTAAGATAGATGTAGAAGGATGGGAAGAACAGGTTCTAAAAGGCGGTATGGATACTATTCTAAAATATAGACCTAGAATGTATATTGAAATATGGTCGAAGCTATATGAAAAAGTTTCTGATATATTGGGGCGTGAAATGGGATATACTCTCCAACAAATCGGAAAAGATAACTATTTTTGTGAACCAGAATAAGGTAATTCACCGAAACTATAAATAGTTATTTTGGGGGATGGCACATAATCTGAAACAGAAAGCGAATTGAAATGATCGAACAAAAGGAGAATCTAGTACGAAAAAGGGACGGTGCCCTTGAGACTCTAGATTATGATAAAATACACAAAATGTTGGAATGGTGTTCTAATGGATTGAATGTGTCCGTTTCTGAAACTGCTATTACGGCCCATATTAAAATTGTTAATAAAATTTCTTCACGAGATATTCAACAAACATTAATTAAGTCAGCCGCAGAAAAAATAAGTCCTGAAATGCCAGATTACGATATCTTTGCTGGTCGTCTACTTATGATAGATATGCGGAAGCAGGTATACAAAGACATTAAGCCTACTCCATTTCTCGACTATATAAAAAATCACGTAGAAAGAAAACTATATTCACCAGATATTCTGAAGAAGTATACAGAAGAAGAGATAACAGAACTTGGCACATTTTTGGATTATGATAATGATATGAACCGTGGATATGCTTCCGTTGTTCAATTAGAATCCAAATATTTAATCCGAGATGCAAAGAATAAAGATATACTTCTTGAAGCACCACAGGAAACTTTTATGATTATTCCTATGGTCATTTTTGCCGATGAGAATTCTAACGGCAATGGGAAAAGAATGAATTTGGTTATTGACTTCTACAATGCTTTAAAGAATGATGAGATAAGTCTACCTACACCTATTATTTCTGGTGTACGGACTCAATTAAAAATGTTCAGTTCTTGTTGTAAGATTAAGATGGGCGATACTGCCGAATCAATTCTCGCAACGGAATACGCAACATCTTTAATGACAAGTCAGAGGGCAGGAATTGGAATTGATATGGGCTTGGTTCGAGGTGTATTAGCACCCGTAAAACAAGGTACAGTCAAGCACACAGGTGCATTACCAATTCTTAAAGCAATAGAAAGTGTATCAAAACAGTTTACTCAGAACTCATTGAGGACTGGTGCTACTGTAGTTTGCTATCCTATTTTTAATTGGGAGATTATGGATGTTCTTGAGTATAAGAACAATCAAGGTTCCAATACAACACGAGCGAGGTTCATTGATTATTCAATCGGTGTTCCGAGTATCTTCATTGATCGGGTGATGAAGAAACAGGACTTTACTTTGTTTAGTTCTGAAGATGTACCCGAATTGTTCGAGCATTATGGGGACAGTAAAAACTTCGATGAAGCGTATCTCAAATTTGAGACTAAACGTAATATACGAAAAAGATCCGTCCCAGCAGTAGAACTTTTCAATAAGCTAGTTAAAGAACGAGTCGGTACTGGTAGAATCTATATCCATTTTATTGATAATATCAATAATCAAGGGATGTTTGTTGAGCCTGTTACGCAGACAAATTTATGTTCCGAGATATTCCTTCCAACTAAACCGATGAAGTTTGAGGGATTAAAGAGAACGAAGAAAGAAAACATACACGATTATGATCCAGATAATGGAATGATTAGTCTATGTATTCTTGGATGCGTTAATTTCGGAAAACTAGCAACCATCACACGTCTGGATGCTTTAACGAGTATGATGGTCCGCTTCTTGGACAATCTAATTGACATACAAGAATATCCATTGGATGCGGCTGAATATCCTACGAAAGCATACAGATTTTTGGGTATTGGTATATCTGATTTTGCTCACTTTTTAGCGAAAAATGAGGCGAGATTAGGAACCGTTAAGAGCCAGGAACTCTCACACAAATGGGCGGAAAGATTCCAATATGGATTAATCAAAGCATCGATGAAGTTAGCAAAAGAACGTGGCCCGTGCGAAGCGTTTCATTTGAGTAAGTATTCCGAGGGTAAACTGCCCATAGATACGTACAATAAGAATGTCGACCAACTTACTGATATGAAATTATTATGTGATTGGGAGCAACTAAGAAAAGAAATTGCGGAACACGGAATGCGACATACTACGTTATCAGCAATTCCACCAACCGCGAGTAGTAGTCTAGTATCCAATTCAACTCAAGGCATCGATCCAATTCAATCAGTAACGGATACATTTGAATCAGCCGTGTATACAGTAAGAAGTCTAGTACCCGATTACGATAAAGAAAACTATTATATGAAAGCGTGGGAGTTTCCTAATAATGACAGTTCAGAGTATATTAAACTAATGGCTATTCTCCAGAAATTCATTGATCAAGGAATGAGTGTCAATCAGTGGTATGATCTAACCAAAATAGAAGGAAAAATACTAGATGCTAACAGAGTTAAGAGAGATATCCTTACAGCATACAAATATGGACTGAAGAGTTTGTATTATATTCGTTCTAAGGATAGAGAGAATACAAGTGAAAAGATTCATACTTCTTCCACAATCGAATTAGAAGATATTCCGATGACAGATATGGAAGCCTGCGAATCTGGAGCTTGTGCTATATGAGTAAAATATTTTCATTAGGCGATACGGTCAACTCAAAGAAGACGCGGCTGTTCCTTGGTCCGAATTCGGATCACAGAAATATACAGTCATATCACGATCCAAAATACAAATGGATTTTAGATTTTGCTGAAGAGCTAAGAGCTATTGGCAACTGGAGTAAAAATGAAATTGACCTGTCCAAAGAAAAAACGGACTACGATGGACTAGACGAAGCTGGGCGACATATTTACGAAGCTGGGCTCAAGTTCGCAATTGCACTAGATTCTTGTGCTGGAAGGGGTTTACTTCAGTTATTCAACGACGGCGGAATCTCTAACAATCCAGAATGGGAATTGTATATCACGAATCATCAAAACAACGAATTACTCCATTCTGAATCATACACGGAAATGGTACGTGCCATCTATAATGATGTTGATGATTTCGTTGAGTCTATTATAAAAGATAAACATATACAAACACGAGCAAAAACGATATTATCCAATTTCGATTATTCCAATGAAGTCCTTGAGAAAAATGATGCTAACAATACGGCCATCGCTCACGGCAAGAAGCCATTGTTTCCTGAAATAGATGAGAAGGCGATAAAGACTGCGATTTACAAAGCGGCTCTAGTTATCAATATGTTTGAAGGAATTAGATTCTTTGCGACATTTGTTGCTAACTGGTCATTCTCCGAACAGCCTGTTAAATTAATGCAGGGCAGTTCCAACGTATTTAAACTGATTGCCCGGGATGAAATGATTCACCTCGATGTATTTCAAAAGGTTATTAATATGTTGAATACTGATACATCAGAGGGATTCAAGGAAATAGCAAAAGAATTAGAACCAGAAACATATGCAATGTTCCAAGAAGCATATGAGGAAGAGAAAGTATGGATTGAATATCTATTCTCCAAAGGTTCTCCTCTCATTGGGATGAACGCTCATATTCTACAAGAATATATGGACTATATTTTTGCAGTTCGTATGACGAACATCGGCCTAGATCCAAAAAAGATTGGGCTATCTATAAGCAGTTATAATCCTGTTCCGTGGGTAGATAACTACCTAGACTCTAGCAATGTTAAATCGGCACCACAAGAAATAGAGTCTGTCAACTATATTGCGGCCATTGACAGTAGTAAAGATACTGATTTCACAATGGACGAATTATGAATACCGCGGAGAAAGAGACTGTTTATTTGTTAATATTATGGTTAGCGATTTGGTCGAACTTCTTCATAGGACTATTGTGAAAGAACACATAGTATATTTTTTTATGCTATGTACATTTATAATATTTATTTATGCCTCAATTATCCAAACCACAATTAGGTAAAAATCACCTCGGATTTAAAGACCTCACATACACCAATATGTGCTATAGGTGTGACTACTGTGACCAAGGTTACAATCAGATTTATTGGTTGCAACAAATAGCCATGGAATACTTCATCTGTGATAATTGTAAAGAGTATTATAGACTGACTGTCCACGACTTATTTGAATTACAATATGTAGAAACCAGGAAGGAATGGCAAGATGCTGATTGCTGGCCGAATAACGGATTCTTCCCCTACCCAATAGGATTTGATGAAGAAAACGCTTGACAATGACCTAGGGATAGCGTATAATATATACATAATAAAATAAAATCACTTGAAATGAAAGAGGAGTATATTATGAAAAAATTATGTCTAGGTTTTCTAGCCCTAACAATAGCAACCGCAGTTCTTGCGGGAGGAAATACTGCACAATATGTTACATACGCTAAGATCGTTGATATTGAAAAGGTTTACCGTACATCCAAAGTCAAACGTTATTCTGATTGTCGTGAAGTTACCAATGATTCGGTTACTTCAACTTTATGTGACAATATAGAGTGGAAAACTATAAATCAAGCCATAGATCATTATCGTGTGACTTACGAGTTATATGGTAAAACTTTTTCTATAAAGGAAAAGACACGTCCTATTGGTACAGAAAGGCGTATGAGAGTAACAGCAACTCCTTATCGCTAGATTGGAAAAGGTTGTATATATAGTAATGTTAGATAAATAATTATTTAACAATGGAGATTGACTCCATTACACACAACACACACACATAGGAGATGATTATGGCAACCCCATATGAATTAAGATTTGATATGTACAACACGGCTCTTGAACGTCTGAAAGAGCAGTATTGGGCACAAAAAGAACGTATCGATGTAGCCCGGGAAACAGAAGGAATGAAAATCCGTGAAGGAGATCATCCTGTCTGGCCCACACCCGAACAAGCCATACAAGAAGCAAAGATTATAATGGATTTTGTTAATGGCTAAATGAAAACGGCGTAAAGTTGTAAGTGGATATATTCAAGACGAGGGTGCGATTCCCTCCGCCTCCACCAAAAAGATTTTATGAAGAAAAAACGAGTCGGCAAGCGAGGTAGACCTGGGTGGCGGAAACGCAGTCCACGATGTACTTTGTGTACTCCGATTCGGTGGATGGGTAACACTAAAGGAAGACATCCTATGAGTGAACTCAAACAGTTAGAGAAAGAACGAGTAGAATCTTATTGAGGGGGGCGTATAGAATTCGATTGGATAGTTGAAGTTTATAATCGCTCAACCAAAAATACAAAAGTTGTAAAACTGAGTATAAATAAACGTAACTGCAAATAACAACGACTACAGTTCGTATATGGCTCTCGCGGCATAGACCGTGGGATGAGGATTTCCTAAGGGGCTTACCTTATCACCAAAAAAGCCCCCACGTATTAAGTCCGGGGGCAACCCCGGCACCAATTTCTTTGATGCTTAACAGATCAAAGAAATGGAGAGGTTCTCATAGTGAGGCCTCATAATTAAATCTTGCTTAACTTAAAAGGAGAATAGCAATGGGAAACAATAGACAATTAACTACCGCACGGGATTTTTTCGATCCCTGGATGCACCAATCATTCGGATTGGACAACATCTTCCACGCACTACGGCAATTCGATACTCATCAACCATCAAAATATCCACCTCATAATATTATCAAAAGTGATAATAATTATATTTTGGAATTCGCTTTAGCGGGTTGGAAAGAGGATGAAATAACAGTAGAACTTGAGAAGAATATTCTTAAGGTTACTGGACAGAAAGCCGACAGTAACGATTTAGAAGAAGGCGTAGACTTTGTTCATAGGGGAATTGCAAATCGCAGTTTCCATAGTCAATTCACAATAGGTGACAACATCAAAATAGTTGATGGTAATTTAAAGGATGGTGTATTGACAATTAATATGGATGTAGTGATTCCTGAAGAGGATAAACCAAAAACTATTAATATAGTTTCCTCTTAAACTGAAAGGGGCTCCTCTCGGAGCCCTTTTTTATTCACAGTCGCATTGATTTTCTTCTGTACATTCGCAGGGATCACAGGTACAATTCTCTGCTTTGCAATGTTCGTTATCGCACATTTTTCCTTTATTTGGTTACAAGACCCTTTTTATAAACGGTCTTTCCTTTTTCTTTAACAGCAGTTAAAATTTCCATTCTGTTACCCATCCTATTATAACTACAATGTACCCATCCATCACGTGGATCTGCCCCCGGATACTCTAGGATAAGTTGATCGAAACATCGATTATTTTTTATCCACTTAGCGAGTTCGGAATTACTCACACCAGCTTCAAAATCAGCCGCTTGTCCCTTAGTATGTTGGGACTTATCTCCGCTACCTATGGCACGATTCAACTCTAAGACTCTCAAGCCAGAATTGATACCAATAGATCCGAATTTATCTCTGCACGGTTGAAGTATCTTGACAGTCAGGGCAACTAGATTCATTAGTTGCTCCTGATCTGGTTCGTTTGTTATACCTTTCCTTATAGCCGTCTGACTTTTGGTCAGTTCTCTTAAAGAAAAGTTTTTGCTTAATTGCATTACTCAAGACTTAGCTAAACTTTTTTCATAAGCCTTCAGTATTTTATCATCTACTTTATTCTCAGTCGATTCAACCAAATGCCTTAGAAGTATAAGTATCACCTGTTGGAGTAACTTTTCCGATAGAAAACTCCCACATAGTGTTTTAACGATACCACCAAAAATTGGTGCAAATGTACTCGCCATTTTAATTCTCCATTATATTAATGTTATATTCATAAATAGGTTATTTCTGGTATATGCCCCAAAGTACCCAAACAGCAACTAAGCCAACTAATCCTTCAGAACCTAAAGATTTTACAAGACCAACTACTGATCCCATAACATCCATTGGCATAAAAGGCACTACGGATCCAAATAAAATTTGAAGTACAACTCCTAGAGCAATAAGCCCCAAGCCGATGTTTGTTACTTGTTTAATCCATCCTGAAATTTTATCTAACATATCTTTTTCTTATGTTTAAAGTGTTATAAAATCCACAATACAACAACATAGCCTATTGCGATTCCTACAATGAAAGGGAGTGACCACCAGGACACTCTCACTATAATTTCTTTCATACTGTTTTAGTTTGGACCATAGCGACTAGGGCGTCCATTGATTTTGTATTTGCTTCTAAAGCGGCGCCCATTTTATTAATGGCGTCATTACTTTTTTCAGCTAATGCAAATGCCCTCTTATCATTTTCCGCGTCCCTTGCAGTAAAATCATCAATGATTCTCTGTCTTTCTTCTCTACCCCTTGTAGCACCCTCCTCGGCTTTGATAAATTGGAATTTGATAAACCATAAGGCTAGAAGGCTGTATACGACTGGTGCTCCTAAATTTTTGATCATCTCGATTATTTCCATCGAAGTCATTTGGATCCTTTATATTGGGGTGGGTTAATGCATTTATATTTATACTCATATTCATATTGACTTCCAGTCTTAAATTTCTTTTATTTGCCTTATTATTCCAATCAATAGAACTATTTATATAATAAAAACTTGACTTTTACCATCTCTCCTAGTATAATATACAATAATCATAAATAAAAGAAAATGGAAAAAGAAGTAGAAATTCAAATTTTTATCAATAAGAAAGAAATGCTCTATAGCCATCAGAATATGGCAAGAGCCATCAATACTTTCCTTCCTTATTTGACAAATGATGATCTTACTGAATTAGGACAAGACATTCTTGATTTGATGGATCATAGGGAAAAGAAAGAAGCGGAGTCCGTAATTGAAGTTGCCAAGCATTCTTGGCCGTATCCTGATACAAAAACTTGAAAAATGATTTAATAATAGCTTTCGTTATCCTTGTCTTAACTGCCGCGGTATGGGGCATAGTCCATTATGATCATCCATTTGAAAAGAAAGAAGAAATAATTAAAACAAAAAATAATTATCCATACATAAGATGGGGACATTAAAATATTTAACGAAAACAAATGAGTCGAATCAAGTATATTTATCAACTCCTAAAGGATTAACTGTATATACAGTAACTACTTATCTCACCTATAAAACACCTGATAATTACTATGGTTCCATAGTTAAAGTGGAGGAATATGAAAGAAAAAATTGATTTAAGCCTAGACAGAAGTTTAGAGGAACTTGTTGCTTCTTATTGGGAAGGAGTAAACGGTGAAATTGATGCAAATGCGGTGGAATCATTCGATGCGTTAGAAAATTATCTTAATAAATTGGGAGCTTTGGTAAGTCGATACAAGCTCCTAGGGAAGCAATATAATAAAGTCAAATTTCTTTAAAAATGTAAAAGTGCATAAATATAATTTTGAAAACGCTACCGAGAAGAGAGAAGCAGACAGAGTAATGGGTCATATTACAAGTCCTCATCCTGATGGCCAGATTAAACATCCAGAACATCTACAGCAACACGAAACGCTACAAGTCCTTCAGAGACAAGCATTAAGTGGAAATTGGTCTGTCCTTAGAAAGATGATCGCGGAGCTTCCCGAACATCAAAGAAAGGATACAATCAATATGCTGAAAAAGACTGTGAATGATCCTTTGATTGGGAAGAATTTCCCTGACGAAAATTGGTTCCGAAAAAGAGCCGATGAAAATGTAAATCTAAAAGAATATGGAAATAAAAGAATCTGAAGTAACTTTATATCTAAGTACAAAGTCTGAATTTTATAAAGCAGGTTGGATGGCAGCCGATAAGGGTGTGGTCAGAAAGGAGCCCGAGGGTGATAATCCTTTTTATGCAGAATATGAATCTGGATATGGAGACTGCATTTCCTCTGGATACAGAGCCTCCACTATCACGGCTCCAGGGAAGGATAAAAATGAAAAAAGGTGAGAAAAGACTTGACATTTTCAGCTGGATTTGATACCATAGTAGTAGAGAATGAAAAAAGATTTCATTCAGTTTAAGTGAACCTAAAGAGGAAATATATTATGAGAGAAGCAATTGAAAAAGTACTGGAAGCAATGAGAGAAGACTACCGAAGATGGACTATGACTGGTCGAGAAGTTCACCAGAATACAGAGGAATTCTGTAGAGCAATAGACATTCGGGAGAAAATGACCGAAGAATACTGTAACGGACTTGAAGTTAAAGAGGGTCCTAGATACTGGAAAATTATTGCTTCAAACGGTTCTGGATCACAGAAATCAGTTGCTGGATTTGTCGCTAAAGCGGGAGATAAGAAATTCCAAGAGGGCGACTTATTGAAAGCCGCTGGATGGAGTGCACCAGCACGAAACTTCCCTAGAGGAAATGTACTGACTGAATCCTGGTGTTATCAGAATGTTCGTTGGACAGGGATTGGATAGTCTATGTTCTTACTTAATAGCACAATACTAAAATGGAGTATCACATTGTTTATCGTGTACTCCTACGTTTCATTCTTTGATAAGTGGAATTGGTACATAGTCCACATTATCGCTGGAAATCATAATCACCTTTTTTAAATAAAAGACTTGACATTTTCAGCTGGATTTGATACCATAGTAGTAGAGAATGAAAAAAGATTTCATTCAGTTAACCCAAACAAAAGAGGAAAATATGGGAATGAGTAAAAAAGAATTCACCGAGCATAAAATTGCCGTTGAAGAAACAGAGATGGGAATAGCCCATTTGATGAAATGGGGAACGTTAAGTTTCAAAGATTTTACTGGCGAATGGGTTGAAGTTCGCACGTCGGGTCAATTGAATCTTTTCTCTGATGAAGTTGAACCAATTGCACACCCTGTAGGATAAGGAGATATATGATTAAGTATATAGCAGTTGGAATATTAGCTTATATGTTTTACGCAGGAGTATTCAAAGTTGGATTCTCTGAAGCATATGTTGGAATCGGATTCAATCCTACTAAAGTTATTAATAGTGTTGTGTCGGATTTTGAATCAATAATTGAAGAATTGAATTAGGATATATTATGATAAGTGTAATTGAGAGGGGAATTTATCGTGTATTATTTCTTACGATGATATGTTCACCAATATTAATAATGGGAATGGAGATACTATGAAAAAATTAACATTGATGTTTTTATCACTTACTTTTGGAATAAGTGTCTATGGAGCAGAACCCAAATGGAAAGTTGGACAGGAAGTTAATGTGATGGGAGTTGTCCTTATTGTCGTAGGAATCTCCGACGTGACAGGTGACCCATTCTTCAAACCAAAGTCTCTTGTGGAAGCACAGGGATTAAAATTGACTGTAGTAGATACTTCCAAGAGTATATCTGGATGTACCAAAATTGCAGGATGCCCGAGCGAATAATTATGGAAAGAAATGAAACAGTAGAAGAATTCCTCGCTAGAGGAGGAAAAATTGATCGAACCGAAGCAGTCCACGGCACACAATCTTTAAATATGTTTTCCCGACATTCCGCGAATTATCGAGCGGGGCTGGGAAAGATGAGAGAGGGTAAGGGAGTCGGAACTCACGCTAGAACTGAGGGATGGGCTACGGATCCTAGTTAATAGAATAAATGGAGATTATATTATGAAAATGTGGGAACAACAAAGAAATTATAAAAAGTTCATAGAATCACTAAAGGACCAAGAAGCAAAATGGAAGAAAAAAACTCAGGAGATTGTTATATGAAAATGTGGGCAGAAGAAATCGTTACGGCGATATTGTTATTTAGTTTTGCGTGGTTAGGAACATTGTTTTTAATTGCACTGGTCTAATGTACAAACCATTGCCAGACTCCGTGTTTATTAGGGAATCTGAGATACACGGATATGGACTTTTCGCAAGAACTCCCATCAAGAAGGGGACTCATTTAGGCGTAAGTCATATTTATGCTCCTGGATTTGAGGGGAGTCATATACGCACACCAGTGGGTGGTTTTATTAATCATAGTGATGAACCAAATTGTCATAAAGTAGAGTCACCAGAAGAATCAATGCTTACCTATTACTCTTTAGTTACTTCAAGAGATATACCAGCAGATACAGAATTAACACTTACTTATACCCTATATAATGTGGAAAAAGATAACTGAGTTTTTCATATCTTCCTGTCACCTCTTTTTATTTGCTATAAAGACACTATGGATAATAATGTGGACAGATATGAAAAAGGAATCCCAGGAACAAAACGAAGAATACGAAAGAACCAAAAATGAGCGAAACATCAAGAAATAAATTTATCTCCCAATGCGTGGCAATGTCGCCTTGTGTAGGGAAGGATGATATCCATTGTAAAATGAATGATAAGAACACCGCCTGTTTGACTTGTAAACGGACACTCGCAGAAATCAAAGGATGGGAAATGGATTATTCCTTTGAGGATAGAGAAAAAGTATGCAAGGAATTACTTGACAGATAACGTTTTTTGTGTTATAATATTTAAATCGAATTGAGAATGTTGCGTTTCGGGGAGGTACAGATGACTACTGTCCATTTAACCGGCGCGGCGGGTATTAGTCAACCGCTTAAAAACCTCTTATATCGTTACACAAAACAAAACGATTGAGGAAGTATAGCATTCTCATTTTTTAAGGATAATTATGAAATTTGAAAAAGATCATCCATATATGAAACGGTTGGATGAAGTATTAAAACAATTCTTAGTCGTTAAAGTAGAAGATATTGAAGAGGTGGAGCGTGGAGAAGACTCTGAGGACTATGAGGAGATGAAACAAGTAATACTGGATGCTCTGTTTATGAGATATGCTGGTGAAACCATAAGGAAATAATGATTAAAGAAGTAGAAATTGAAGGAGAAAAAGTTATTATTGATTTTGAAGGAGCTCCATTCTGGAAATATTATGTGCTTCAATTGGTTTTTATGATTTTCTATAGAAAAAAATTGGTTGATTATAATGATTGTTGTGAATGAATTTCCAAGAGCATCAGAATTAAATTCTTTGTTATATGATATAGTTTGTGAGAATCTTTCTGGTGGCGTAAAGCCAGGCGTTTATGGCGATGGAGGAGGTGGCATCATAACAGATTATAAGCTCCATATTCAGAATATTAAAGAGATTGATGAATTAACTTCTTGGATAAGTCGTGTATTACCTGATGTTAGTAAGAACTTTGCTACAAAACAAAAACCTCGATTAGGCTTACATTCTCACGAAGATGAAAAAGGATATGATTTCGATATAAATGCCTTTCAAATTGAGGCTTGTTGGGGAATACATTATAATGGGAAAGAGAGTCTAGCAGAACATAATCATTTTCCAGCTCTACTCGCTTTTATATATTATGTAAGAACACCGAAAGGATCTGCACCGATAATGGTTGGAGACGAGTTACATAACGTAGAAGAAGGACAATGTATTTTTTTCCTTGCTTCTCAATATCATAGTGTGGATCAGAGTCAAGGCTCTGGAAGATGTGCAATAGTTGGTAATATTATATATACTGGTTACAACGGATTTGGAGGATAATTGAGAAAAGTGAATAAGCAACAGGCTTTTCAAATGTTAATGGAAGAGAGAATGGCCACTGGAGAAACATATATTGATGCAATGACAGAATATATGACCGAACATCAATTAGAAGCAAAGCAAGTGGCTAAATTAATATCACCCGCATTCCTCGAAAAAGTAACAGAGGAAGCAGAGCGGAACAACGTAATCAAAAAAGATAATAATAATGAGGGTAGCACTCTACCGCTGTGACAGGATTTGAATCATATAAATTATATCTTTCTGTATGGCAACATTTCAGCCTTAGTAGGGATTATAATTATTTTAAATACAAGGGTAAGTTAGGTAATATTACCGGTAAAGCATATGAAAGTAGGAAAGACAAATACTTTTTTGAAACATTGGGGGCACGAAACAAAGGAGACCTACTCCAGTATTATGTAGCGAATTTCGCCCATCACGGTTCTGAGGTGCAGTGGATAGGTGATCTACACTCGAAAGAATCGGAAGATGTTTATGTTGCCTGGCAGAAACGGGTACAATCGTTAACATATATATTTGAAGAAGACCTAAAAGAAGTGGACGAATTTCTAATCGCAAGAGGATTAGAATTTGATAGATTATTTGATGTAGAAGAAGACGAACATCCTCTTATTTTTCGGTTCGTTCAGCAAAGAATGATTGAAGTGGAAAGTTACATTATTATGGATAAGATTCTCGGATTCAGTAAACAAATCGCCAAGAAAATAAAAGACTCATATATTTTTCCATCCGAGCAACATAGATATGACAGATACGCAGAATTTTTGAATCTAGAGAGTGATAAATATATTAAGATTATGAAAGGGATTTTTGATGCTACAACTGAATGATACCGACCACACCTTAATCGATCTATCCAAAAAGAATCTGACAGGTATTAACTTCCATAGTATGGATGATGAAATTACTGTTAAATTCAAATTGAATGATGTCATTGTGGAAACAACATTTAAATATGATACCGGCTTCAAAGCTCGGGCAGATTATGAAATGCTTATCGAGATGGTAAAGGATGGACCCACGCTATTACAAGAAGAAATTGAAGCGTATTGTGATTTGAAAGATTTTTGAAAAAAGACTTGACAATGTTTCAAAAATGGACTATAATAATGCTTATAAATAAAATGAGAACCCACTTGGTGTGGGTTATAATAAATCATCAATCCCATAGGAGAAATTAGATTATGGCTGATAAGAAAGAAGAAAAAGTAAAATCAACTGAGCCGGCTTACTTTCAGAAAAATACTGTACGTATTGACGGAGCAGATTACGAAGTGGAAACATTACCAAACGTAGCAAAGATTGCTATTGAGCATCTTGTGGCGATTGATAAGGAAGTCCAACGACTTGAAATGTCAAGAGCAGGATTTGCTCAAGCTATCAAGGCCGTTATGGAAGGTGACGAAGCACCGTCACCAGTTGAAGGGTCACCTCTTCCAAATTCTAAGAGACCACCCGAAAACAAAGTCGCAAGATCAGAGACAAAGGGAGCAGATTTAAAGATAGTTCCAGATCCCTCTGAGCAACGTGACCCAGTTGCTCCTGTGTAGACAGGATAAAAACTAAACCAGGTAAGTGATTGCATTGTGTAGTCACACCTTTAATCTAAACAAAACAATAGGAGTAAATTATGAGTTTTGCCGCTCTAAAGAAACGTTCTAATTCTAAAAAGGACGTAGGTCAAATGATGGAAAAGTTGAACGCCGCAGCCGGTGCGAAACAGTCATACGTAGACGACCGTTACTGGAAGTTAGAACGGGACAAGTCAAGCAACGGATATGCTATTATTCGTTTCCTTGATTCGCCCGCAAAGGAAGACTTCCCGTTTGTAAAAATATATACACACGGTTTCAAAGGTAAAGGTGGATGGTATATCGAGAATTCCCTCACAACTATTAGTCAACAAGATCCAGTATCTGAAGCTAATTCAGAGTTGTGGAATTCTGGTATTGACAGCAACAAACAGATTGCACGAGATAGGAAGCGTAGGCTTCAGTATATCTCCAACATCTATGTTGTTAGTGATCAAGCCCATCCAGAAAATGAAGGGAAAGTATTCCTCTTCAAGTATGGTAAGTCTATATTTGATATGATACAGGCCGCAGGTGAACCACAATTTGAAGATGAGACACCTGTTAATGTGTTTAATCTATATAATGGTGCTAACTTCAAACTGAAGGCCCGCAAAGCAGACGGATTTGTGAAGTATGACAAATCTACTTTTGAGGAATCATCTCAATGGTTGAAGGATGAAGGCGAAATGGAGACCCTTTATAATGGACTCTATTCACTCGAAGCTGAGATTGCCGAAGATAAGTTCAAGTCATATGATGAGTTGAAGAAGAAGTTTGCCCGAGTCATCGGTGCTTCGGCTGATACTTCATCTTTCACGGCCGAATCAGTTTCAACACCTACAACTACGATGTCTGAATCTGAGGATTTGCCTTTTGATGGAGAACCAATAACGACGGATGATACTATGAGTTACTTTAGCAAATTAGCTGAAGCATAATTCATCGGAGATTATTCTCAAGGGGGCTCCGAGAGGAGCCTTCTTTATTTAAACAATTTTATTATGGAAATATAATGTTACCAGTATTATTATTCAATGTAATTGCAGGTCTTGTAATAGACAAGGCACAAGATTTAGCAGTAGAACACGTGGAAAGTATGATTGATGATTTACTTCCAGATACTGCAAAAAAAGAATTAGACAAAGTTATCAAATCTGATCCAGCACACGAATTCTCAAATGCTAAAGATGCTTTGGTGGCTGCGGTTGAAGGAAAATTACCTATTGTCAATTTAGATGGCTCTCTTAAACCAATAGAAGTAACCTTTACAGTAAAATTTGACCCAAACACAAAAGACATATCGATTGAACAGGGATAGTGTTTGAACTAGACAACAATTTCAAGGTTACAGCATTCAAAGATATTAAAGGAAGATCAGCCATCATTGTAGATGATTTCTACAGGGATCCGGATGAAGTTAGAGAACTTGCTAAAAGGCTGAAATTTGAAGAGGAGTTGATAGGAGGATTGCCTGGAATTAGAAAATCTTTAGACACTACCGAAGTAAAAGAAAAATTATATGATGTATATTTTAATCTATGTAGTATGTATTTCGGTAATTTTGATGTGTTTGAATTTAAGAAGAATTGGGATGTACAAGGGTTTATGATCAATTGTACTAATGATACTTCTTTAAAAGAGAATCCTTTAACCGCAGTAATTCCCCATCAAGATTATTGGCCGAATTTGCCTAGTGGAGGTCATACTCTTCAATTTGGAAGTGTGGTTTATTTAAATACTCCAGATGAATGTGCCGGCGGGACAAATTTATATAGCTGGAACGATGAAATGAGTATTACTTTAGATACAGCACCAGAATGGAAAACGAGACAAGAGACTCATTTTGATATCGAAAGTCCGGTATTATCCACTATGTCAGATGAAGATAAGTTTAATTTGCTTAAAGACAGACTGGAATCATTCAATTTGAAAGTTGAATTTAAAGCTGAAATGAAATATAATAGAATGGTATTATATCCAGCGGATGTTCTTCATTCTCCTGAAATAGACCTTGGAATGTTCACAGATTATAATAGAATAAATCAAGTATTATTTTTATAAGAAATCGTGTTTGAACTAAATGGAGATGCGGAAGTTAAAGCATTCAAAGATATTAATGGACGATCCGCAATCATTGTAGATGATTTCTACAGGGATCCAGATGAAGTTAGAGAACTTGCTGTATCTTTAAATTATGATGATGGAGTGGAGAAAGGTGGATTTCCTGGAGCTAGAGGATTTTTAGATACTCCCGAAGTAAAAGAAAAATTACATAATCTATATTTGGATCTATGTAATAATAAAGTATGGAAGATTCGTTATAAACCCACTCAGTTGTTGTCAGATGGGAGTTTTAAAATTCCATTACTTAAAAAGAATAGACCTTTTAATATAGTCGAATTTGAGAAAGAGTGGAGCAATCAAGGGTTTATGTTCAATGTTACTAATGATGATCTTATGGTAAAGAATCCTATAGGTATTATACCCCATCAAGATTATTGGGAAGATGAAGCACCCACAATGCAATTTGGAAGCGTGATTTTTTTAAATACTCCAGATGAATGTGCCGGTGGAACAAATTTATATAGTCGTAATGGTGAAATGAGTCTTCCCAAAAGAGTTCAAACGTGGGATTCAAGGATGGAATCCTGGATGCGAATGTTAGACGGAATAGAAACAGATATCGAAAAGTTTAAATATATTAAAATGAAAGTTGATGAGGGTTCACCATTTGTTGCCGAATTTAAAGCTGAAATGAAATATAATAGAATGGTATTATATCAGTCAGATGTTTTTCATAGTGCAGATTTAGACTTAGGTATGTTTACAGATCATAACCGAATCAATCAAATATTATTTATGTAACAGGTGTTTAGCTCAGACGGGAGAGCAGGTGTTTTACAAGCATCAGGTCACTGGTTCGACTCCAGTAACACCTACCAAAGAAAAGCTAAACGGGAGTGGATTTGCGCCAGTCAAACGAGCCTGGCTTTTTAAACCCAATAGGGAGGAGTAATTACCTCTATCAAGGATGGACTAGGTATACTAGAGCATATTAGACGGGGTCGCCCAGAGGCTCGGAGCGAGTAAGACGTTCATCTTTCCCCAAATGAAATTATTATGAAAAATATTACAATAGTTGGAGGGGGTTCAGCAGGATGGATGACCGCTACTACATTATTAAATCAATTCCCCGATAAAAAAATCACACTTGTAGAGTCTCCTAATGTTCCTAATATTGGCGTAGGAGAAAGTACGGTAGCCGGAGATCAAAGCGGATTTTCCGGTATTGTTGATTGGTTAAAATTGGTGGGCATCAACGGCTTTGATTGGATGTCTCATTGTGACGGTATTCATAAACTAAGTATTGGATATGAAAATTGGTATCGTAAAGATTCTGGAATATTTCATTTTCCTTTTGGTCCGGAATATTTACAACACAATAACTATGAATTTCAATTAAATGATTGGCATCTTAAAAAAATATTTTATCCTGAAACATCAGTAAGTGACTATGCAGAATGTTTTTATCCAGGAATAGCTTTAATAAATCAAAATAAAGCAATTCATTATGATACACCGATTTGGCAAAAAGGCGATAACGAAGTTCAACAACGCTCGGGTTGGTCTTTTCAATTTGATGCTACTAAATTTGGATTCTATTTAAGGGATTATTACTGTCAATCAGATAATTTTACCCATATTCAAGCAGAAGTGGAAGAAACTCCTTTAGATGATAATGGACTTAAACATCTAGTATTGGACAATGGACAAAAACTCGAAGCGGATTTATTTATAGACTGTACTGGATTCAAATCTTTATTATTGACTAAAGCCTTCGGCGTAGAATTTAATTCTATGGAAAAGTTTATTCCTAATAATTATGCTTGGGCTACTAAAATACCATACAAAGATCCAGAAACACAAATTGTAAATTATACAATGTGTTCAGCTATTGAAAATGGTTGGATATGGGAGATCCCATTGTGGTCTAGAATGGGATCTGGATATGTATTTTCGGATAAGTTTATTTCGACTGATGCCGCATTACGAGAATTTAAATACAATCTAATAAAAAAAGGATATGAAAATGCCAAAGAATTAGATTATCATTTAATTCCAATGAGATGTGGTATTCAAGAAAAATTGTGGGTTAAAAATACTTGTGCAATAGGATTAGCGGCGGGATTTGCAGAACCATTACAATCTACTGGATTACAGACTATATATCAATTTCTCTTTAATTTAATTCGTACAATGTCAAGAGACCATATAAGTGAATGGGATAGAAGAGAATTTAATTCTAAATGTCACGATGATTTTTATGCGTTTGCATCTACGGTTGCTCTCTTATATGCACTTTCACATAGAGATGATACGGAATATTGGAGAGATATTCAAAATAGAGATTATCCAACAGACATTTTTTCACAACAAAATGAGCCTGGATTTGCTAAATATTTTAGACAAATGTATATTGAAAAAAACTTTAATACCGAGTTTAGGAAAGGAAATGCTGTTCACGCTTTGTCAGCTGGTATGAATTGGAATCCAATATATAAATTGAATCCATTGCTGAAGGGGAACGATATAGAGAAGACAAAACAATGGGTGGAAGTTTTCGTAAAACAAACTGAAGAAAGAAAAAAGAAGTGGGCTGAAGAGATTAAAGATTTTCCAAGTCCCTATCAATATTCAAAAGATAATATTCACAAAAACACTTGACATTTACCCTCAAATCGTGATACAATACTACTAGAGAATGAGGGGAGGCTGAGCAAGTGGCGAGCCCAACTGACTGTAAATCAGCCGTCTGAGAC